CGTGAACGTGCTGTCGATCGGTTTCGACTATCCTGCTATTGACTTGATAGCCCTTATGAGGCCGACGAAAAGCCCGGCACTTTATATCCAACAATGTGGACGTGGCCTTCGTCTGTCACCCGGCAAGGAGACGTGCCTTATCCTGGACTTCGCGAACGTGGTGCGCACGTTAGGTCCGATAGACAACGTGCAGATCAAGAGGCCGGGAAGCGGAAACGGCGAGGCGCCAATTCGCATCTGCCCGGAGTGCGAATGCATTAACCACGCTGCGGCGCGCGTTTGTGTGGATTGCGGGCATGAATTCCCGGAGCCGGAGATAAAGGTCAACGCGATTGCGGAAGACTTACCCGTACTCAGCAAGGATACGACGTGGCGCACCGTAACATCGAGGCGGTTTGCGGAGCACCCCGGCAAGGAGGGCAAGCCGAACAGCGTGAAAGTTAGTTATACCTGCGGTTTTCTAAACGTGAATAGCTGGCTGTGCCCGGCTCATTCCGGCTATGCCAAAACCAAATGCGATCATTGGTGGCGCGACCATTCTGGACAACGACCGTTCCCGGATAGCGTCGAGGCTTTTTTGCTAAGACAGCATGAACTCCTGCCAACCGCAGAGATAGAGATCGAGTACAACGGGCGCTATCCGAATGCAAAAAACTATAGGGCGGCTAATGATAACGCGCTGGTGGCGGGTAATGATAATTGGCAAGAAGAACTAGCGGACGAAATTCCATTTTAGGAGGCACAGGCAGCATGACACCACTAACGACACTAGCAGACGCAACGGACATCTACACAGCGCGCACGGTTATGGAGACGCTACGCAAAGCCGGCTATATTATTGTGCGCAAGGACGCGATTGAGCGCGCGCAGCGTGAAGCTGTGGCGGCGTTTAGGGAGGATAGCGGAGAGCACGAAAGTGCTGTTTATATAGCGCGCAAGCTTGCTGCCGCATAGCTATTGCCGCGCAATAGCCGGGCGGTAACTGTCTGAAATAATCAGCATTCTTCGGACATCATATACGACACGTTGGCGCGTCTTATGCGCTGGATATGAAACGGGAAGGAACCACCACAATGAATGCACCTGTAGACATTAAAGCAGCCGCTGCAATCGCCACCATAGGCCACAACAACCCGCCCGTCGACCCAATCGACGAAGCACTAACCGCCATCCAAGACCTGTACGATGAGGCAAAAAACTTCTGCGACGGCGAGCCAATCGACAGCGAGGAGATGCACGACACCATTACCAGCCTGTACGATCAGTTACACGAAGCCGGAAAGGCCGCCGATGCGCTGCGCGTTGAGGCCAAGCGTCCACTAGACGAAGCCATCAAGGAAATCCAGGATCGCTTTAACCCTTTCATCCAGCCGAAGAAAGGCAAGGTGGATATCGGCAAGTCCGAGCTTGGCAAGTTGCTATCCGCTTGGCGCGCCCGCATAGCCGCCGAGAAAGAAGCAGCGGCCCGCAAGGCACGCGAAGAGGCCGACCGCATTGCGCGGGAAGCACAAGAGGCCATGCAGGCCAGCCGTGGCAATCTGGAAGAGCGGGAGAAGGCCGAAGCCTTGGTTACGGAGGCCAAGGCTGTAGAGCGTGAAGCGCGCCGGCAAGACAAACAAGCGACCACAGGCACCGGCTTGCGCACCGTTTGGCATGCTACGTTGGAAGACGCGGAACAAGCCTTGGATTGGGGCTATACGCGCGATCCGGCTGCGTTTGTGGCGTTATGCCAGAATATGGCCGATGCCGCTGTACGAGGCGGGCTGCGGGTTGTGCCGGGGTTTAAGGTTTGGGATGAGAGGGTGGCGATATGACAATGCGTAAAATCCCGATTAGCGCCGCAAAGCACATAGCCAAAGAATACGGCTATGACCAAGTGGTTATCTATGCGCGCCGCTGTCACGACACGCCGCTCCCACACGGAGAGCACATGACGACTTACGGACGCAATCGTGAGCATTGCGATGTTGCTGCCCGCATTGGCAATACGCTTAAGAAGTTCATGGGATGGGAGATTGCCGAATGAGCTACGAACGCGAAGACTATATGCGCAGACAGGATGCGGAGCACGACATGATACGAATGCGCGATTCTTCCCGTTCTGTTGCGCGCCCCGTTGTTGCCCCGCAACAACCACGCGCCGTACAGCCGGCGGCACAGCCAGCCGACGCCTTCCGCAATATGTTCGCGATTTTGCATAATCTGGAGGACGAAGATCTAGAGGGAAGCGGGATTATAACCAGCGCAGCCCAATGGACACAGTTTAATTACAACCTCACCGCCTTCGTCCTTAAGCTCGACGACGCGCGCCTCGATGCTCTCTACAGCTTGGTGCAGGCAAAGCAGCCGGAACGGTATAGGGGGATTGTTTGATGGATAATACAAAGAGCGTGGGCGAATTTTCAAAGACAGAACACCTAGACGGCAAGGTAACGCTGTACGGCGGTGATAATCGCGACGTGCTGCGCAGCCTGTCTGACAATAGCATAGATAGCATCGTGACCGATCCTCCATATGCACTGGTGTCGATCGTCAAGCGGTTTGGCGGCGCTAACGCAGCGCCAGCGCAACATGGCACGGACGATGCTTATGCCCGCGCGTCTAGCGGATTCATGGGAAAAAAATGGGATACCGGCGAAGTTGCCTTTAGCGAAGTGTTTTGGGCAGAGTGCCTGCGCGTTCTAAAGCCGGGAGGGCACGTCGTGGCGTTTAGCGGCACGCGCACCTATCACCGCATGGCGGTTGCGATTGAGGATGCTGGGTTTGAAATCCGCGACCAGCTTGCGTGGGCCTATGGGAGTGGATTCCCAAAATCTCACGACGTAAGTAAGGGGATCGACAAGGCGGCTGGTGCGGTAAGAGAGAAGGTGCGTGTTGACGCCAGCGAACTTGGCAATCCGCCGAATATGGTTGGCGGTGCAATCAAGGGCGACGACAGGCCGTGGCGACTTGAGGCTATCGAGCGCGGCTATCACGAGAAGGATGGCGACGAGCCTGCAACCGACGCCGCCCGCGAATGGCAGGGATGGGGCACCGCGCTCAAACCTGCTTGGGAGCCTATCTGCCTCGCGCGCAAGCCCTTGGCGGGAACCGTGGCGGCGAATGTGCTTGAACACGGCACGGGCGCGCTGAATATTGATGCGTGTCGGGTGGGGACGGAAGGCGGAACGGCCAAGGGCCGTTCCGCTGACAAATCGACCACGGACAGCGTCGGCGGCTACCTCAATGCAAAAGCCGGCACGCCCATCGACGCCGGCCGCTGGCCCGCCAACATCGTGCACGACGGCTCGCCGGAAGTCACGAGTTGCTTTCCTGAAATCAAGACAACCCGCTCGACCGTGACAAGTAAACCCGGAGCCGTCTACGGCGCCGGCAACGGACTCCCTTCGCACACCGGAACTTACGGCTTTGACGAAACAGGCTCTGCCGCCCGCTTCTTCTACACCGCCAAAGCCGACAAGCTAGACCGCATCGGATCCAAGCACCCGACCGTCAAGCCCGTCGACCTCATGCAATGGCTGGTGCGGCTCGTTACTCCACCCAAAGGCACCGTACTGGATCCATTCGCCGGCAGCGGCAGCACAGGCGAGGCGGCATGGCGAGAGGGAATGCGCTGCATACTGATTGAGCGCGAGGAGGAGTACCAGGCCGACATTGCCGAACGCTTGAGGCTTGCAAGCGCGGGGCCTATGGAGCGCAAGGCGCGCGCGATCAAGCAGGCCGATAACGACAACTTGCCGCTGTTTGGCGGCGCTGAAACGGGGGGGGCACGGGGTGAGGGACGGCAAATATATGGACACTTCGCGGATCAGGACGGACGGCGTGTTCGCTAACGGCAAAGACCGACCGACCGGCGTATTGTGGAGGAAGAAATCCAATGGCTAACTCTAATAGTGCCGCTTCGCAAGTTGCGGCACCGGCCAGCAACGCAGCCAGCAACGACCTGACACCCAACGTTTGCCACGTCTGCGGCTTTACCGGATGCGGAATCGGCATCGGCTTCACTAGCCCAAGGGACAACGACCCGCGTTGGCTCTGCGCCGACTGCACCATGCTTATCGAGGATATCAAAAAAGTTAAACGCATGGACGCCTACGAGCGCAAGGCCCGCGAAGGCGGCGTCGAATCCGCCGCTCCGGTTATCGCCGCTTATGGCTCACACCTAGAGGAATACACCGACGAGCAGGCGGCTGAATTGGCGGGGGTAATATGGACCGGATGCGCGAGGCGGTTAAGGGAGTTGATTAGGGATGGAGGGGCGCCGTTTTGATTACCACCAAGCGAATGCGCGAGATTGCTGACCTGGATAGTCGCGCCGGAGCGCCTGTCGGCTGCGCGCTATGCGCGGCAGCG